GAGAAAGTGGGTCGTACAGAATCTAGATAAAGAACCAGCGTTCTTATTTAGAAGTGTCTATGATGTGCTTTACAAAGCGTTATCGCCAAACTCTATACCACAAGCAATTCTAATAATCGCAGGTTATCAATACAAGGCAGCCTTTGTCGCTGACCAAGAGATTAATATGGTCGCTTGTTTAACAGAGATTATGGCAGGGTGTAAGTTTAAATGAAATGTATAAATGAAGGTTGTAATAAAAAACGCCATGAAACTAGTCCAGGCCGTTTTCGGGCTACATGTTATCATTGTCATAGGGCACACAGAGGTCTTCATTCATATAAACCATGGGTAGTGCCTTTAAGAAAAAACTATTGTGAAAATATAGACGGAAGACTAGGTTTTAAATGTACAGCAACAATAGTAGATAAATGTCAAATAGAAATGGACCACATAGACGGAGACAATGACAATAATGTAAAAGAAAATATACAATTTTTGTGTAGTAATTGTCATAAGTATAAAACAAAGTTTTTTAGGTTTTAGTAGTCAATGTATGAGTTAAAAGATTATTTAAATGCAATAAATTTTTCTAAAGAAAAGTTATTAGATACTGATGATACAGAGTGGACAAAGAAATATCCACCCTTTGTTATCAATAAATGTTTGTCTATGTTTTATGATTGTATTGCACAGGCAAATGAAATGAATGGGTACCACTTCTTAGATAAAGATGTTCAATTTAATTTTTTCATAAATAGTATAAGGAAAAAGAAACGATTTGGTGGTAAGTGGCTAAAACAAAATGTTTTAAAAGACATAGAGTATGTCAAAGAATATTATGATTATAGCAACGAAAAGGCAAGAGAGGCCTTATCTTTACTAACTAAAGAGCAGATTGAATTAATTAAATTATCTATTGATAAGGGTGGGAGAAAGAGAAGATGAATGATGAGATAGAATGGAATCCAGATAAAATGCTCGAAGTTACAATTAAACAACCTGATGATTTTTTAAAAGTTAGAGAAACACTAACTAGAATAGGTGTTGCAAGTCGCAAAGACAAAACACTATATCAATCATGTCATATCTTACATAAACAAGGTAAGTATTTTATTGTACATTTTAAAGAGTTATTTGCATTAGATGGCAAGACAGCAACATTATCAGAGAATGATATACAAAGAAGAAATACAATTGCGATATTGTTACAAGATTGGAACTTAATTGACATATCTAAAAAAGAGGAATCTGAAAACAAGGCACCTCTAAGTCAGATAAAGGTTTTACCTTTCAAAGAAAAGAACGAGTGGACACTATCGGCAAAATATAACATAGGCAAAAAAGTAGAAGATGAAAGTACCTAGTTTTAATGAATTTATTAGTGAGGCAGTCGAAACTCCTAAACTAGTAATCATAACAGATGAGCCTGAACAGGCAAAAACTTTTCACACGGCAGATAGACTTCAACAAGAGGCAAAAAAGTTAGGGTGGAAATATTATCTGTATAAACTTACAGGTGGCTATACATCAAACGAAGATAATATTAGAAGACTACATAACAAAGATGATGAAAAAGGTTTTGTAGTTGATAAAAATACTATTGCGATATTTAGAGGTTCAGTTGTTCGTAGAGACAGTTGGATGGATATTATATCTATGTTTGAGAAAGATAAAGTATGTTGTATTAACAGTAGAGACTGTATAGAAATATGCACAGACAAATATAGAACATCTATCAAACTTGCAGACTATGGTTTAAGACAACCTAAATCTTCACTAATAACAGATAAAGAAAATGCCTTAAAGGCGTTTGAAAATTTAGATACAGACTTTCCTGTAATTATGAAAACATTACGAGGGTCAAAAGGTGTAGGTGTCTTATTTATTGAATCAAAAATAGGACTAGATTCTATCGTACAGTTAATTAATAAACAAGATGAGGATGCCGATTTATTAATACAAGAATATATTAAGACAGACTATGATGTTAGAGTATTAGTTTTAGGTGGTAAAGTTCTTGCAACAATGAAACGACCTGTAATCAAAGGTGATTTTAGAAGTAATGTATCACAAGGTTCAAAACCAGAAGAATTAAAATTAACAGAATTAGAAATAGAAGAATGTATCAAGGCCGCTAAGGCAGTAAATGGTGTATGGACTGCCGTAGATTTTATACCGGCAAAAGACAGAAAGAAAGAACCACCATTTATGATTGAGGTAAATTCATCACCTGGCACAGAGGGTATGGAAGAGGCAACAGGTAGAAATATAAGTAAAGAAATTTTAGAGTATTTTACAAATAGAAGAAATTGGGTACAGGCACCTTCTCAATGTGGGTACAAAGAAGTTATGACAATAAAACCTTTTGGTGATATTGTTGCAAAATTTGATACAGGTAATAGTGGCACAAATGTTATACATGCAGAGAACATGGAAGTCAAAGGTAAAAAAGTAACATGGTCATTATACAATAAAACTATTACATCAGATATTATTTCAAAAGAAGAAATAAAAGTAGGTGGCCTAAGAGACTATGAAGAAGACAGATACTTAATTAAATTAGATGTACAATTTGCAGGTACATTATATACAGATGTAGAGTTTACTCTAGATAATAGAGAAGACAGAACACACATATTATTAGACAGACAATTTATGAATAGACTTAATGTTATGGTAGACCCTAGTAGAAAATATATAGTTACTAGTCCTTACAGCATTGACAAATAAGACTTTTTATATTATAATTAAATTATTAACAAGTGAGGTAAATTATGGCAGATGTGAAACTCTATCGTTTGACAACAGGCGAAGATGTAATAGGCAAAACAAAAGAAGAAATATTTGATGAGAGTGGAAACTCAACACATGTAATTATAGAAAAACCTTATGTAATTATTCCACAACAAGAGGCACCAGGTAAACCGGTAACTCTAGGATTTCATCAATACATTCCTTATGGCAAATGTGATGAAGTTACATTTAAACAAGACAATATAGTTACGAGTGTTGAACCTAATGATGAGTTAAGAAAAACTTATCAGGCAAATACAGGTGGTATAGTAGAAGTAGAGAAACAGTTGATTACTTGATGAATTTTTATAAGAATATAATTGAATATAAAGGTAAATTATTTGTTCGTGGTATTCATGAAGGTCAAGAGTTTCAAGAAAAAATAGATTTTGAACCTACTTTTTTTACTTTAACAAATAATAAAACTAAACACACAAACTTACAAGGAGATTATTTACAACCTACAAAGTTTGAAAGTATCGCAAAGGCAAGAGATTTTAGAAAGAGTTATGATAACTCTAATTCGCCTATCTATGGTATGGAAAGATTTGCATATCAGTATATTGCAAATGAATATAAAGATGAGGTAGAGTGGAATAAAGATAAAATTAAAATCTTTACCATTGATATTGAGACAAGTTGTGAAGAAGGATTTCCTGATGTAGATAATCCTGTTGAAGAAATATTATGTCTTACAGTTAAGAATCAAACTAACAAACAAATTATAACATGGGGTACAGGTGAGTTTAAAACTGATAGAGAAAATGTAACTTATATAAAATGTAATTCTGAAAAAGAAGTAATCAAACAATTTATGACATTCTGGATGAAAAACTATCCAGATATTATTACAGGTTGGAATTGTAAGTTTTTTGATATACCTTATTTGATGAATAGAATTATTAGACTAACAGATGATAAAGTTGTTAGAAACTTCTCACCTTGGAAGTATGTAGAAAAAAGAGAGGTTGTTGTAAGAGGTAGACCAAAAACAGTATTTAATATTATGGGTATTGCAATGTTAGATTACATTGACTTATATCAAAAGTTTATACCTACAAGACAAGAAAGTTATAAACTTGATTATATCGGCAAAGTTGAGTTAGGTGTAGGTAAAGATGAAATGCCGTATGAAACTTTTAGAGAGTGGTATACAAAAGACTTTCAATCATTCGTAGATTATAATATACAAGATGTAGAAATCGTAGATGGACTAGAAGATAAACTAAAACTTATTGAGTTGATATTAACTATGGCGTATGAGGCTAAAGTAAATTATGATGATGTATTTTCACAAGTAAGAGTGTGGGATGTTTTAATTTATAATTTTTTAAGAAAAGAACATATTGTTGTTCCAGAAAGGTCTGAAAAAATAAAAGATACAAAGTATGATGGCGCCTATGTAAAAGAACCTATTACAGGTATGCATAAGTGGATTGTTTCTTTTGATATCAATTCACTATATCCTCATTTAATTATGCAGTATAATATATCGCCAGAAAAAATAGTTGGCATAGATTCAGGTAGTGTATCTGTAAATAAATTACTTGCAAAGAAATCTAATTTAGAACATTTAAAATCTGCTGATTTATGTATGACGCCAAACGGTGCAAGATTTAAAAGAGACAATGCAGGATTCTTACCTAGATTATTAGATAAGATGTATCAAGATAGAGTTGTCTATAAAAAGAAGATGTTAAGTGCAAAGAAAAAATATCAAGAGACAAAAGATGAAGTATATAAAAAAGAGATTGCAAGATGTCATAATATTCAATGGGCAAAAAAGATTGCATTAAATAGTGCCTATGGTGCTATCGGTAATCAATACTTTAGATATTATGATGTAAGACAGGCAACAGCGATTACAACAGCAGGTCAATTAGTAATTAGACATATAGAAAAAAATGTAAATGATTATATGAATAAAGTTTTACAGTCTCATGATAAGATAGATTATATTGTGGCATCCGATACAGATTCGATTTATTTATGTCTAGATAAACTTGTAGAAAAAACATGTCAAGGTAAAGACACAGAACAGATACTAAAATTTTTAGATAAAGTTATTGAACAAAAGATAGAACCATTTATTGAAAAATGTTTTGATGAGTTAGCAGATTATACAAATGCATTTCAACAAAGAATGGTTATGAAAAGAGAAGTCATTGCCGACAAGGCGATATGGACTGCTAAGAAAAGATATATGTTGCATGTATTAGATGAAGAAGGTATCCGTTATACAAAACCTAAAATGAAAATTATGGGCATTGAGGCAGTAAAGTCTTCTACACCAGAAGTTTGTCGTGGTAAAATTAAAGAAGCAATAGATATCATGATGACAAAAGACAATGATACACTTATAAAATTTGTTGCAGATTTTAGAGAAGAATTTAATCAGATGACACCTGAACAAATATCTTTTCCTAGAAGTTGTAATAATTTAAAAAGATATGGCAGTTCAAAAGATATTTTTATAAAAGGTACACCTATACATGTAAAGGGTGCATTGATTTATAATTATCAAATAAAACAACATAAGATTACAAGTAAGTATCCAGCGATACAAGAAGGTGATAAGATTAAATTTATAAAACTAAAAGAAAGAAATCCGTTTAAGTATGATGTTATAAGTTATATCACAAAACTGCCGACAGAGTTTAATTTAAATGATTTTATTGATAGAGACACACAGTTTGAAAAAACTTTTATAACTCCTCTATCATTTATATTAGAGAGTATAGGTTGGGAAGTTGAACACAAAGCAAGTTTGGAGGCATTTTTCGGATGAGCGAATGGCTAAAACAATATGCAAATAATGTAGGGTTACCTATCATGAATCAAAGTGAGTTTGAACATCACACAGATAGATTAGGTAAAGAAAAATTTAGAGAAGACTTGGCAGAATATATTGCAAACAATAGACCTGAGTTTCCTTTAAAAGAAATAAAAGAGGATGATGTTAGAAAATTATTTAATGAGTTAAAGAATGATGATATATGGTCTATTATAAAACCTATAGAAAATATAGACAAGACAGTATTTGAAAAATATGAAGATTACAAATATCCATTTAGTGAACATGGTTTAGGATTGATAGACGCCCCTAGCACCTACAATTCTATTAGTAATTATTTTCATCAAGAGTTAAGACTTAACTGTGGTAGTTATGGTTTTAAAGCGCCAATAACAGTATGGACCCAAGGCACAGCGAAAGATATCTGGAAGTGCCTAGGTCCTATATGGCGTGGTATTAATAATATGAAAAAGGTTGATATTGATGGTGAAGAAAAACTTAGAGGTGGTTCACTAACTAATGCAAGTTATATGAGTGCATTTAGATTAGGCACTTATATTGCAACACAATTTAAACCTAATGTTGCAAAAGCAATATATCACATGACAGACGCTAAAAAAGTTTTAGATACAAGTTGTGGTTGGGGTGATAGACTTGCAGGTTTTTATACTTCAGACGCTGAAGAATATATTGGTTGCGACCCTAATCCAGGCACATTTCAAAAGTATTATCATCAAATAGAAACTTACGAAAAGTTTTTAGGTAATAAAAATGTTAAAATATTTGCAGGGCAAAGTAATCAAAATACACCACCATATATTACAGTAGAAGGTAAAAAGAAAGTAACTATTTACAGATGTGGTGCAGAAAATTTACCATGGAAAGAAATTAAAAATATAGATTGTGCATTTACAAGTCCGCCTTATTTTAGTACAGAAGAATATAATAAAGGTGGTGAACATGAAGAAGACCAATCATGGTTTAAATTTAATGAGTATGA